TATTATGGCATGTAACAAACATTCTTATACACCGATATTTGATGTGCCAAAAGAAAAGGTATCATTAGGATTTAAAAAATACAACAACGAAGGATATAGTTCAAAAATAATAAGTAAATGATTTATAGCAACAATAATAGTTCTTTCCCAAGTCAGGTAGTACCAGACTCAGAAAAGCAAAGTTACGAATACGGTGCTGCTGTCGGTAGAGCTATCGAAAATGAATGGTTTAGAGGTGATCGCGTTACGAGCGGTGGTGGTGACAATCAAGTTGGCACAGCTGATAGATGGGGATCAAACTGGAGAAACTTTCATAGATTACGATTATATGCAAGAGGAGAACAATCCGTTCAAAAATATAAAGATGAATTATCTATTAATGGTGATTTGTCTTATTTGAATTTAGATTGGAAACCGGTTCCTGTAATACCAAAATTTGTTGATATTGTAGTAAATGGAATATCTAGCAAAAACTACGATATTAAAGCGTATGCTCAAGATCCAGATTCTATAAAAAAGAAAACAAATTATGCTTCTAGTATATTAGAAGATATGATGGCTAAAGAATTGTTAGATGAAATCAAAGGATCATTAGGTGCAAACCTTTATAATTCTTTGGATCCAGCTAATTTACCATCAGATAAAGAAGAACTTGAAATAAGACTTCAATTAAGTTATAAGCAAGAAGTAGAAATTGCTGAAGAAGAAGTTATAAATCAAATATTAGATAAAAATAAATATCCGTTAATAAACAAAAGATTAAATTACGATTTAGTTGTTTTGGGTATTGCGGCAACAAAAACAAATTGGAACAAAGCAGAAGGAGTAACAATAGATTATGTTGATCCTGCTAACCTTGTTTATTCTTACACAGAGGATCCAAACTTTGAAGATATATATTATGTTGGTGAAGTTAGATCTGTTACGTTAGAAGAGGTTAAAATGCAATTTCCACATTTAACAAAAGCTGATTTAGAAGAGATTGAAAAATATCCAGGTGATGTAAATTATACACGTAACTATTACGGACAAGATTATGACACTTCTAATGTACAGGTATTGTATTTTGAATACAAAACATTTTCTAATCAAGTATTTAAAATTAAACAAACAGATGTTGGTTTAGAAAAAGCATTAGAAAAAACGGATGATTTTAATCCACCAGAAAGTGATACATTTAGCAAAGTATCAAGAAGTATTGAAGTTTTATATTCAGGAGCAAAAATATTAGGTCACGAAAAAATGTTAGAATGGAAACTAGCAGAGAATATGACGAGACCATTTGCTGATACAACAAGAGTACAAATGAATTATGCTATTTGTGCACCAAGAATGTATAAGGGTAGAATTGAATCATTAGTAAGCCGTATAACAGGGTTTGCAGATATGATCCAGCTAACACACTTAAAAATACAACAAGTATTAGCTAGATTAGTTCCTGATGGTGTATTCGTCGATGTTGATGGATTAGCCGAAGTTGATTTAGGTAACGGTACAAATTATAATCCTGCAGAAGCGTTAAATATGTATTTCCAAACAGGTAGTATTGTTGGTAGATCAATGACACAAGATGGTGATATGAACAGAGCTAAAATTCCAATACAGGAATTGCAAACTTCATCTGGTAGTGGTAAGATACAATCATTAATACAAACATATCAGTATTACTTACAAATGATACGTGATGTAACCGGATTGAATGAAGCGAGAGATGCTAGTACACCGGACAGAGATGCTTTGGTTGGTTTACAAAAAATGGCAGCAGCAAATTCAAACACTGCAACAAGACACATATTACAATCTAGTTTATATTTAACTCTACGTATATGTGAAAATATTTCAAGAAGAGTTGCTGATTCATTAAACTTCCCATTAACGGCAAGTTCATTAATGCAAAGTATATCGGTATCATCGGTAGAAACATTAAAGGAATTACAAAACTTAAACTTACATGACTTTGGTATCTTCTTAGAATTAGAACCAGATGAAGAAGAAAGAGCACAATTAGAACAAAACATACAAGTTGCTTTACAATCAGGTGGTATTGACCTTGAAGACGCTATTGATTTAAGACAAATTAAAAATATTAAGTTAGCTAATCAATCTCTTAAATATAAAAGAAAAAAGAAATAAGATAGGGATCAAGCAAATCAACGAGCTAATATCCAAGCGCAAGCGCAGGCAAATGCTCAATTAGCACAGGAAACAGCAATGGCTGAAGTACAAAAGCAACAAGCGATTACAGAGCAAAAGATTCAATTAGAGCAATCTAAGTTAAATTTTGAGATTCAAAAGATGCAACAAGAAGCATTGATAAAGAAACAATTGATGGCAGAAGAATTTAACTATCAATTACAATTAGCAGAAATGCAAGTTGCTCAGGCTCAAGAGAAACTTAATAAAATGGAGGATCGTAAAGATCAAAGAACAAAGTTACAAGCCACACAACAATCTGAATTGATTGAACAAAGACAAAACAATACATTACCAAAAGATTTTGAATCAGCAGGATTTGATAATCTAGGTGGATTTGGTTTGGAGCAGTTCTCTCCTAAATAGAACAACACAATTAATTATATAATATTTTATCATGGCAGAACAAATTAAACAAGAAGGGGACTTTAAAATTAAAAAAGCTAAAGTACCTACTATTAAACATGTATCAGCTCAGTCTGTTGCAAAAGTAGATTTAACAACTAAACCAGTAGCCGATGCCGTTCAAGAGCAAACAACAGATGAAAGCGTGTTACAGCCAGAACAGTCCCAAGTGGGATTGCAAGAAGTGGTCGAAGGAAACACCGAACAAAAAATCATTACCGAATCGGTTGATGAGAAAGAAGTAGTTGTAGTTAACATTACAGAAACTACTGAAGAAGCAAAAGAACTTGAAGCTGAGGCTGAAAAAGCAATTAATGATTTAAAAGTATCAGGTAAACCATTACCAGAGAATATTGAAAAGTTAATTACTTTTATGGAAGAAACAGGTGGGGACATTGAGGATTATACTCGTTTAAATACGGATTATTCTAAATTGAATCCAGAAGTTCTATTAAAAGAATATTACAAAAAAACAAAACCACATTTAGATTTAGATGAGATTGACTTTCACATGGAAGAAACATTCTCGTATGATGAAGAAGAAGACGACGAGCGAGAAATTAAAAAGAAACGTATCGCTTTCAAAGAAGAGGTTGGTAAAGCAAAAAGCTTTCTAGAGGATCTTAAGAGTAAATATTATGATGAAATTAAATTAAAGTCTAATGTAAACCCGGATCAACAAAAAGCAATTGATTTTTTCAATCGATACAAAGAGGATCAACAATCAGTTGAGCAAATGCATTCAGCATTTAAAGATAATACTAAAAAGTTTTTTACACAAGATTTCAAAGGTTTTGATTTCAATGCAGGTGGAAAGACATTTAGGTTTAATCTACAAAATACTGACGCTATTGCTGATAAACAATCAAACATTACTAACCTACTTAAGAAGTTCTTAAATGAAAAAGGTGAAGTAACAGATATGACTGGGTATCATAAAGCAATGTATGCCGCTGAAAACACTGACAGTATTGCAAACCATTTTTACGAACAAGGTAAAGCTGACGCTATTAAAGAGATGTTAGCTAAATCAAACAACATTTCAACAGAACCTAGACAAACGTCTGCTGGTGAAATTAACGTAAATGGTTTTAAAGTAAGAGCTATCAATGGTGTTGATTCTTCAAAATTAAGAATTAAGAGTAAATTTTAAACTAAAACAAACACATTATGGCAACAGTAAATGTTACCCCGAACTTCGGTTCGATTAAGCCGTCACAAAAGCAACAAGCTTTAGACACAAACTATTTAAACTTTACGGATCCAAGTAATGCGGATTTCGTATCATTTGCACAACAATATTTACCAGAAGTTTACGAAGCTGAGGTAGAGCGTTATGGAAACAGAACATTATCTGGTTTCTTACGTATGGTTGGTGCTGAAATGCCAATGTCTTCTGACCAGGTTATTTGGTCTGAACAAAACAGATTACACGTTGCATATACAGGAGTAGACGTTGTAAGTGCTGCAGGTAATACTTTATTAATTGCAAGTAATTTGAATCCTACTGTTGCTACTGATTATGTAGCTAACGTTATTTCAATCAATCAAACGATTGTTATTATGAACCCTGCAACA